TGTTAAAGACAAGAATCGTGGTATCTCCAAACAACTCTTTGCTGAACTTTGTGGTATCAGCTACCCACTATTTCGGGATGTCTTTGAATATGAAACAGTACCTATGACAGAGACCACACAAATACGGGTATCACGTGCGTATGCTGCCTATCAGCGTGGTGAAGTCGCCATCATGCAAAACAGAGATACATCCAAGTTTGTCCAGTTTAGGAAAGAAGCAAAACCTGTGATGGTTCGTCACACGGGTTTACAAGTCATCAACGGTGAGATTAAAATGCAAATAGGATTAAAACCTAAGTATGATTATTCTCAAGAATCACTTGACGAGCAAATCAAAAGGGGATAAAAATGGCAATATTAAAAGATTTTAAATGCAACAAACACGGTTATTTTGAAGGTTACAAACCTGCTTGTCCAATGAAAGGGTGCGATGCAGAAGTTTATCAAGTACATCTCCAAGCACCAGGACTGGTTAGTGCTAAAACCAAAGCAACGGACAAAACCGTTAAACAGCTTGCTATTGACTTTAAGATGTCAGATATTAAGTCAACACGTGAAGGTGAACACCAATCTGGTTACTTGAAAAAGTATGGTGCAAAAGAAGCACCGCCAGCAGATGTTCCACGTGAAGCAAGAGCCGGAGATGCTGCAGTTTGGGGTGGAGGGTTCCAAAATCTCAATATGCAGAGTATATTAGCAGGAAGAGCTGTACAATCTGTAAGAGGAGAAGCTGTAGGATTAAGTCCATCACAAGCCGGTATTACAAGAGGACCTGTGACAGACCCGAAAGCAACTATGCGTGACCCTGATAACTTGAAGATTAAAACATGATAATTCCACCGAATCCTGATGAACGACAGTTTTTCTATCAAGAGTTGATTAGAAAGTGTCAAGTATCCATCGAAGAACGTAGGACCGATTACTCCAATCTTCGGTCTTTTTATTTGTTTGGAAACTCAGAGGAAGAAAATCCTGCTGTCTTTAACAAGATTCATCCGCATATTGACCAGCTTACTAGCTTCTTATATTCTTCAGAAACAACTCGTTTTTCCATCAATCTCGGTGCTTCTGTTGACGACAGAGAACAATACAAAGTTCCTAAACTGACACAAGCACTCAATGATGAATGGCTCAACTCTAATGCTGACCAAGTATTCTCAACAGCCCTTACATGGGCTTTAGTCTACAACACATCATTCATTAAACTGATTTACAACAAAGGTATACAGCCTTTTATGATTGAACCTAGCAGTATCGGTGTTCTCAGAGAAGATGTACCGTATACCTCTAGGCAAGAAGCCTTAGTACATACTTACTACATTACTAAGTCTGAACTCTATGCCAGACTGTATGACCATCCCAAGAGAGAGCAAATTGTTGCTCGGGTTAATGCGTCTTATGCACAGCAAATTCATAATGAAGTACCGGACGGTTTGAGTGTTGTTTTATCGCAATCACAACAAAACATGATTGGTAACGTCAATATGCAACTCAATAACTTTAATAAATATAAAGCAAAGGTTGCAGAAGATACCGTAGAAATGAAAGAGTTATGGCTTTGGAATGATGACATTAGTGATTATCAAGTCATCACCATTGCAAACCCGAATGTCATTATTTATGACAGACCCGGTGAAAAAGTATTCTTAAAAGGTGAACTTCCTTTTGTACAAATATGTCCTAATCCACAATATGATTACTATTGGGGACAGAGTGAAGTACAAAGAATGATATTGTTACAAGAATCTCGTAATAAGCGTTTTGATGAGATTACACAACTTCTTGCCAAACAAGTTAATCCTCCCATGATGATTAGTGGATTCTCCGGCATCATGGATGAAAAGAACTTTGCTCTGAATCGTGCAGGTTCTTATTTATCAACGGATATGCCCGGTGCAAAAGTGGATAAGTTAGCACCACAAATGCCAGCAGATTTGTTTGCCGAGTTAGATAGAATTGATGCGATGTTTGAAGAAGTATCCGGTATTACCAATGTATTGTCCGGTAAAGGTGAATCAGGAGTACGTTCTACAGGTCATGCCTCACAACTTGCAAGACTGGGTAGTTCAAGAGCGAAGAAGAGAGCATTGATTGTCGAAGATAGTTTAGAAAAGGTAGCAACACTGTATCTAAAATTAATGGCGGTTTATGACAATACGCACTTTACAACTGAGAATGAACCTGAGAAGATACCATTCATAGCAGAACAATTTACAAGAGATTATGCAGTGAAAGTAGATGCACATAGTAACTCACCAATCTTTATGGAAGATATGAGAAACTTAGCATTTAATTTGTTTAAAGCAGGTGCAATTGATAAGGAATCTCTACTTGACTTATTAGAGCCTCCAATGAAACAATTGTTAAAAGAAAGATTGAAGTCTTTGGAAGAAAAACAACAGGCAAGTAAACAGGAGTCTGGTTCCAAGGAAAAGAGTAAACCGAATTTAAAGGTGGCATAAATGGCAACGAGAGGCAACGTACAACCGAAAGCAGACCAACCTAGAGTGACTGCTGGAAGTTTGAAGAAAGATGTAAGTCCTACATTGCAATATCGTGCCACCAATATAAAGACTTATGGTCGTCCGATGGGCGGTCGTAGTAGTAGGGACGCAGGTCGGGGGTAGTACTGGTTTTGCGTGAGAAGCAAAAAGGCTGTGGCTTCCTTGCCTTAAATAGGTCGCCGCCTCGTTAGGAGATGACAATGCGTAAAGCTAGAAAAGGACGTAAGTCACGTAAGTAATCCGCAAGGATTATTGGTGCTTACCAATTAAACCTCCCATGGGGGAGGGAATAGAAATATATCCCCCACTTGACAAACTGATAGAAAGGTTTAATCTTTCTTGTAACTTGATAGGAAATTTAAATGGCTGCATCACCAGACAAATTGATGGAATTAATGGGCAGAGGAAAAAAAGGTCCTGCTGCTACACCAACTCCTACACCTAGTCCTGCTCCAATGGATAGTATGTCCGATGCAGGCACTCCTCCAATTGCCTCACCTATGTCTACACCAGAACCGAAGATGGGTTCACAAGAAGGTGCAATGATTAATTTATCGATGGCGATGGACTTGATTGAACAAGCCTTACCTGCTCTAGGTTCTGAATCCGAGCAAGGTCAAAAAGCATTAGCTGCTATTCGTGCATTAACCGGTGTCATCGGTCCACGTAAAGGCAAAACAAACGAATTGCAACAATCTGAAATTTTACAGATGTTACAATCCCTACCAAAAGGTGTTGGACCCAATGCAATGGGTACTCCTCCTGCGGCAGGTCCAGCCGGGGGCGGTATGCCTCCTCCACCAGTTCCATCTGCTCCTCCTCCGGGTGGTGCAGGTCCTCAACCCATGTAAAGGAAAGAATTATGGATTTATTTAAGCCAAAAGGAGCCGGTCAACCACGTAGACCGCTTGACGACAACCAGAAGAATGGACAAATTATCAACACACCACGTTACTCACGTTTTGGTGGATTAGATTCTGCAAGAAAAACTGCAGAGAATAATCAGATGAAGATTGTTCCTCCCGGTGACGGCAAGAAAGTAATTTAATTAATTAAGGGGGTAGTATGTCATTAGAGAATATGAGTTTTGAAGAACGAGATTCATTGGCTGAATTGTCCAAGAAATTGGCAGATAATCCAAAGACTCGTAAAGCATTTTTACGTCTTACTAAAGAAGTTAATCCTGATTTACCAATTCCTGAGATTGAAATTGAAGAAACAACAAACTCTGCTTTGATGAAAATGCAAAGAGAGAATGATGAGATTCGTAACAAACTCAGAGAAAAAGAAGCATTAGAAGATTTAGAAAAGCGTAGAAATAATTTAATGAAAAAAGGTTTGGCTAAATCTGATGAAGAAGTTGCAGCGATTGAAAAGGTAATGCTTGAAGAAGGTATTACAAACCATGAAGCAGCAGCACGTCATTGGGCTTGGATGCAACAAGCAGCAGCACCGACTCCAAGTCAATATAGTCCAAACGTGATGAAGAATCAAGGCTGGGATTTAACCCGGTTTAAGAGTAATGCAACAACTGCAGCAAGAGAAGTTGCACACGAAGCATTAGCAGAACTCAGGAAAAATAGACCGATTGGGTTCTGATGTAGTATTAGGGGGTGGTAGCTGCGATGACATCAAGGCATTTTGTTGAATTTTTATAGGAGAGCATTATGGCTATAGGTGGCGGTATTTTACCTGCAGCTGGTACCTCGCAATATACGGAATTAACTTACGTTACAAGACGTGCTTTTATTCCTAAGTTGGTTGTCCAGCTATATAACAGCACTCCCCTGATGGCAGCTTTGATTGCAAATAGTCAACAAGCCACCGGTGGTGTGTCCCAAGTAACCGTACCCGTTCAGGGTTCACAGTTTGTAAATGCACAGTGGTCTGACTATTCTGGTTCTTTTAACCAGCCGTCAGTACAACAAGGTGCTTACAATGCTGAATTTAATTTGAAATTAATGATTGCACCTGTACCGTTCCTCGGTATGGAAGGTGCTGTACAGCAAGACCATGCAATTATCCCTCTCATTGAAGCTCGTATGAATGATGCGACTAACGTGATGATGGATGCAATGGCAACTGCCTTGTACAACAACACAACCAATACACAACAATTTATTGGTTTACCTGCTGCGGTGGATGATGGAACTGGTACAGCGACTTACGGTAACATCAACCGTAATACCTATACATGGTGGAAGTCTAAGCAATACGCTGCTGGTAACGTCAACCCAACACGGCAAAACGTACTCCAGTATATTTCTGGTACAGTCAAAAACGGTGCAGAAGTACCGACATTTGGTGTATGCGGATTTGGTACATGGACACTCTTAGCACAAGATTACGTAGGTCAAGAACAGTATGTTATTACTCCGGGTAACGGATTTGATAGCGACTCCAATGGTCCTCAAGCTGCTTTCAGAGCGTTAATGGTTGCTGGTGTTCCAATTTATCCAGACCCATATTGCCCAGAAGGTACAATGTACTTCTTGAATTCAAACTACCTCAGTCTGTATATCCATGACCAAGGTTCTTTTGTGTTCACAGGATTTGAGTCTACTCTTCCTAACTGGCAGATTGGTTATGTAGGTGCGGTTTTAATGATTGCCGAATTGGTAAGCACTAAACCTAAGTCTATGACCAAGGTGACTGGCTATAACTCACTCAACATTTAAGGAGATAAACCATGTCTTTAGGTCTACAGAAAATCATA